CGGGTCAACATGCCAGCCAGTAGGCGTTCAATGCGCTGGTAGTAGGGCGGCACCACGCTGCGGGCTAGGCGGTTGTCGTAGGACTCGTCCAGCTCCCTAGGCTCCTGCGGCAGGTAGCGGCGGTGCTTCTGCCGCATCCCAAAGGTGCCCTGCATCAGATCCTCAATCAGGATCCAATGCGCCTCCATCGCAAACCACGATGTGTTCGGATCTTGAACGCGAGTTACCTTGCGCTCTGCAGTGGGTCGGTCATAGAAGTTATAGCCTGAATACATCTGTGGTTGCCTAGTTGCCAACAGTGTAAAGCCGCAAGGCTGGTGTTACCCAATCTTGCGGCCAATAGCCAAACATCGCCTGACCGCACCTAGCCCATCCGCAACGTGACTTAGCGGACCTCTCCCTGCCACATCTACTCTCCAAAGAGAGCAGCAGAGGGAGCCGAAGCTCCCAGTGCTGCCGTCTGCAGCCCTTGGCTGATTGCGCCGCACCCTATCGCACCCTTTCCCATCGGACCGTGGCCAGCCATGTAGAACCTTATCTGGATTCCAAAGAACCCAGCGGAGAGCCCCAAAAGGCTCAGCGCTGAGATCATCAGCCCTTGTCCATCCCCGCCGTACTAAACCTGACCGGGCCTGGCCTAGCCATGCGCTGCTACGCCGGACCTCGCCACGTCTGCCTTCAATGAAGGCAGCAGAGAGGGCCGTAGCCCTCAGTGCTGACATCAGCCCTTGCTAAACCAAATGCCGCCGTAGCTCGATAGACCACGCCGGACCGAGGCGAATCATGCCACGCCACATCTGGCCTTACACCTCTCGGATGCCAGCAGTGAATCGCCCGTGCTTGGGTCGCCAGTCGCCTAGGCCAACCAGCTTGCCAGCATCAATGGCGATCTCTTCAATGTCGCGCAGGTTGAGCACATCAGGGTCAAACTGCGCAGTGGCAATCAGGCTCCAGTTGCGGAACATCGGCCTGGTGCGCATGACCTTAGCCATGCCGACCTTGACGCCTACCGTGTGAGTAAACTCACCGCTCAGGAACATGTCGCTGAGCGTTTCGTCGCTGATTAGCAGCGGCTTGCCTGGAAAGTCCAGCGGTGCGTGCTCAGTGAAGAACATACCGCACTTGGCTTGCGGGCCACGCTTGGACTTTTTGGCGCCGTTGATAAACACAGCTTCCAGCACATAGTCCGGAATCACCAGCTCATCTTGGAAGCGGTAAAGGCCAGCCAACCATTCAAGTCTGGCCATCTCTTCGTAGTCGGCGTCAGTCTTTTTCCGCTTGCTTGACACCGCTTTCATTGCCTTTGAGTAGGTATTTCGCGGATCGGCTGTTTGCCCGTTGTGGCACAGCAATGGACTCTCGCCCGAAATTGTGATCTGGATCGTAGTGAGGCTTGACACGTTGTAATTGCGATGGAATAGAAAGTGATGGCGCCGCAACGCTGGTGTGTTGCACTTGCTTGCGTGGATCCAACTTGAATCGCTGTTGCCTGACTGAATTGGTAATGCCGTCGTGGCAGATTGAGCACAGGGTCAAAAGATCCGTGATTTGCTCATTGCCAAACGATGGGTAACGGTAGTCCGGCGGTCCAGCGTTCTTGTGATGCACTTGCAAAGACGGCCAACTCAGTTCGTCAAGTTGCGCAGCAGTTATGCCGCACCCTTGGCAAATGTGCTGATCGTGCTCCAGCCGCTGCTGGCGCTTGCGTTGCCATGCTGCTGATCGGTAGTAGGCCTCCATTTTGCGGTATGGTGTGGGTTGATCCGGTTGGATCATGCTCAGATCATACCACAATCAGACCATGGCGCAAGGCACCCGCGTTCAACTCGTACTCCCGCAAGCGGTTGCGGATCTGCTCAAATCAAAAGCCAAGGCGGAAGGGCGCACCGTTTCCAGCCTTGGCTCGTATCTGATTGAGTCAGCGCTCAAGCTGCCGTCAGTGTAACGCTGTTACGGTTTACCTTGATCTCAAAGCCATCGCCTGGCTTGAAGCCCATCTCGTCAAGGTATGCACTGCCAACCATCAGGTTGCCGTTGAATTGCACCTTGGTCTTGTAGCTCAGTTTGCGACCTGCTTTCTTGCCAGCAGCTGCCAGCTTGACGCCTTTGGCTTCGAGCAGCGCTTCGTAGAACTGCGTAAAGCACAGCTTGTCGCCTTTGATGTAACCGCAGCCGCGGACCAAATCAGATTTATTGCAGTCGCCAAGCTCCTTGACTTTGGCGAGCAGTTCGGCACCAGTGAGCATTTGAATAGTGAATGGTGAGCCTGGTCAATATAGGCGAACGCCAGTTCCGCGTCCAGCCCCTGCATGTAGCGGGTTGAACTCACGCCAGATGACGTAGCCCAGTGCGTCGTTCATGTGGTCGTATCCGCCATCCTTATCGGGGTCACCTTTCTCGCTGTAGCTCTGTAGCTCTAAGCATTCGATCACCTTGCGGCAGGTGGCTGCAATGGTGAGCCTGACCTGGCCTTTGCCATTCTCCAGCAGCGCCTGCACTGCAGCCACGCGATCACGAACGGCAGGGTTGCTCTTGGGTGACTGGTTGCTAAAGCCATAGGACTCCAGGATATGGATGTCGGTTTGGCTTGCATTGGTGCTGCGGTTGCCGCCGCTGGCGTCTGGGTAGACGTAGACGCGGTGATCGGGATACCGCCGCTGGATCTCCTGCGCCAATGCATCGGTGTCGTGGGCGCCGCTGATCTCGTCAATCACCAGCAAGCTGTTGCCCTGCCGAATGGCGATGACGGCAGACATGTTGCCCACGTTGAAGTCAACGCCAACCCTGAGCGGCTCACGGCTGACATCTGGCAGGCTGGCGGCAATGTGCTTGGCGCGGTCAAAGCGGTCATACACCTGGCCAGTGGTGAGGTTGACAAACTCACCATCCAGATATGCACGCAGCAGTTGCGGGTCGTAGTTGGCCTGCAGCCGCTCGATAAAGTCCGGCGGCAGGTGGGGGTTGTCTGCGGTGCGCATCTTGATCAGCTTGCGATCGGTGCGCTGCTGGGCATCATCACTGCCAAAAGTGTTCCACATCCAGCGGAAGCCCTCGGGTGTGCTGGCCGCGGCAAACTGCCGGACATTGCCAGCACGCAAGCGGCCAAGGATCTTTGGGAATGCCTTATTGGCAATCACGGGCGTCACCGTGTCGATCTCGTCAGCCAGCACCCATGCAAGGTTCAAGCCGATGATGCGGCTCCAGTTCTCGAAGCTGCGGCACAGGATCTTGGTATCGCCGCCTGGCAGGTGCAGCGTGTACTCCGGCAGCGGTGATGCCCGGAAGGTGTAGGGAATGTCGTACGCCTCAAGGAAGTCGTCAAAGTCGTTCTGCCAGATGTCGCGGATCAGTGGGCCTGTGGGCTCCATCACGGCGCCGATGAAGCCCTGATTGGCTGCGGCGAGCATCACCGCTTTGGCGCATAGCGCACGGGTCTTGCCGGCGCCGTATCCAGCTGAGATGCCGATGATCTGCGTGGCGGTGTCATCCACAAACGCAAGCTGCCCAGGATGCAGGTCGTTGCGGATCCTCAGCGCCAGATCATCCATGGATGCTGCTGTCGGCACCTCCATGAAACTAAGCAGCGGTGCATCCTCGCAGATGCCGGTGATCAGGCTCACTTCATCTCAAACTGCAACAGCGAAGCCTGAGCCTTCAAGAATTGCAGCGCCGCTAGTCGGTTGGTAGTGGTAACGCCTTCGTCACGATCTTCAGGATTTAACTCTTGCCATCGCATATCTTGCAGCTCTGCGACTGACTGCTCCAGCCATTTAGGACGCTCAATCTCTAGGTCACGGGCTAGCAATTGCCGTGCTTCTGCAAGGTAAGTTTCACCTGTTCTTTCGCTTACTTTCCATTTTTCCGTAGCATGGCGAAGAATTCGATACCTAGAGGCCCCTTTAATCAGGAGCCTGTAGATCTCATGCACTCGCAAGATCTTTTCATGTTCGGTGCCCTTGCGAGCCATCGCTATCAGTTGCGAATTTGCACAGGCATTATCAGGTAGGTCTGATCTGATGCGTCAGATGGCGTTAAAACCACAGGGGTGGTTGAGCCATTTGCTGACAGTGTAACGGATTCCGCCGATCGGAAGGCTTTAAGGCCATCGAGCAGGTAATGCACGTTGAAGGCTAGCGCTAGTTTGCCTGCCTTGCCGGTGTATTTGATGGCTTCGGT